AAAAAACTTACGTGAGACAAAATCATCTTTAAATTGCATTCTATAAGCAAGTTTCACAAAAGCTTGAAATACCCTATCAGTTATACCCATTTTCTTTCGAACAGATTTCAACAATGCCAATATCAAATCATCTCCATAAGACAAAAACATAAGTAAACTTCCTATATCCAAATCATCATAACTTCCCCCATTACGAACATAGGAATCTATTAACAACCATTGTAACTTAGTTGCTTTATAATTATTTACCTCACTATTTCCATAAGCAGTCAAATAAGTTCCACTAGGCATTGTACCTAAAAAACACAACAAAGGAACACTTTTATCAGTAGATAAAGAAATTAAATTTCCAACAAACCATCTTTGAAAATACATAAATAAAGAATAAAGATAATTAAAATGACCCATTCCTTTTTTTAAAGCTGCATGCCAATTAATTTTCATAAACATTTTAATAGTTATATAAACTATATCTTGAGCACGTAAAGATTTATCCCATTCAACAACATCTGCAGGAAACCAATCAAATAAATCTTCTAATTCTTTTTTCCCCATTGTTTCCACATTCTCAAAAACTTTCTTCAAATTAGTACGTTTAAACATAGTTCGAAAAATTTGCTCCGGGCCTCCATGAAAATTACTAACACCTATTCCATTACCATCCATTTGTGTTTTTTTTGAATCTTCTAATATCTCAAAAAACAATAAATAACAAATACAGAGAGAAATAACATTATCATTAATAATTGTACGAGGTAATTTTGCTTGCATAGTGTCTCCAATTTTTTTTAACAATTTCACTTCATTTTTAATAAACACTGTCTTTATATCTGGAGGTAAATTAAATGAATAATCATGTAAACAGGGATCACGCAAAGTTTTCTCCTTCACCAAATCTCTAAAAGTCCGTAATAAATTAGAAACTACAGGCCCAGCATCTCTTTTATCAGCATTACCCCCAAGACCAAAAACATCACTACCCATTGCAGTTGGTGGTCGTTTACATTTATTATGAATATTCTCATCAGAATCATCTACCACATATGAATGTTCTTCTAAAGGAGTATCAGTTATCAAACGAACAAAAGCAGCACCAATGTCCATATCTTTTACAACCTTAGTAACTCCATAATCATCATCTTGCAACTTCTCTTCATATTTATACTTCAACAACATTTCACCTTCAGTTAAATCAAAAAAATCATTTTGTAATTGCCGTTGTTTTGCATCAAAATCCTGAATTGGTTTATGAAAATTTTCTATAATTTGTTCCCTTGTACAATACTGCTTATCATTAGTTATATAAGCTCTATCATTTAATTCACCATATTTATCTTTAACCTCTTCACGATAATTTTCAGTTTCAAATTCAACAATTGCATCAATAACACGAAACTGTGGAACAACAACATTATTCAAGTTAGGTCGACCATGCAAATTCAATTGCTTCACATTATCTGCCCG